CTGAAGGAGTTGAACCCACCGCAATATGAGCAGCGCCACTAACGGCAACTACTCTCAAAACACTTGATTGAACTGAAAATGAATTTGATGTGGATGCAGCCCCTGCAGTAAATGCAACTGATGCACCGGATCCAACTGGTCTATGAGCCATTATTCGTATAATACACTTTTAGTTATTTATTAATTTAATAAATCTCCCTCCACCTTAAAGAAACTCCGACATTAGTACTGGCGTCACCAATATTTGATACTCGAACTGAAAAAATTTCAGAATCTGTAGAATCATAATTTTGAGAGAGATAATTCTTCTTTGAAGTTGGTCCACTTGATACATCTACAGTAGTTGCAGTTGGTTTTTGAGAATTTTGACTTTCTCCAGCAGCATATCCACCCATAAAGTCTTCAAAATATGCAGTGCTAATTCCAGTTAAAGATTGATTATATTCGACAACAGACTCATCATTTTCAGAAACCCAAGTTCCTGCTCCAACAAGTGCAGCAGAACTTCTTAACTTTACAACTTCATATTTTATATTAGCGCCATTTGTAAATACCGAAACATCTTCAAGTTTTACTGTTGCTCTATTTGGATAACCCTTAAATGAATTCTTGAGTTTAATTGCAATAATAGGAACTGTAGTGCCTATACCAACAGTTCTAAGGTTTGTTGTATGCGAATATTCTCTGCCAGCTTCAGTATATCCACCTTCACTCATCACAGTAGAACAAATTTGAATAAAGGAACCACCTGCACCTACTTGTGTTCCAGTATTTCTAACCTCACATCTTACTGGAAGATTTGGGTTAGACATATAAACTGTTGGAATATGATTTGCGTTATAAAATTCATGAGCAAGAATATTATAACCATCAATAGCAAATCCACAACGAACTCTACCAACACCTAACCACTCAAAATCAGTCATAAACAATTGAGTTTTTGTGATATCTAAATTAAATCCAGAAGGACCATTTCCATCTAAAGTATCCTTATTCCATTCCGATTGAGTAACTCTTCTATCCGAAGCAATTCCGGTCACATAAGATCTAATTACAAAACTCAAAGTTCCATCTGGTGCTTGTTCCAAGAAAATTCCATCTCTGTCATCAAAATATCCGGTTCTCTTATAGACATTTTGTTGTGCTACACCAAAGTTAAATGTTGAGTAAATTACCTGAGATTTACCGGGCATATAATGATGGTATCTTTTTGTCTGGTGAATGCAATATCCATCGGTACTTGTACCAGAACTTAAAATTGCTGCTGCCTGATTGCCATCAAAAGTTACAGTTGCTCCAGTACCTACCTTCACATCTATAAAATCTGGATCAATGGAATAAAGATGCTTGTAATCCCCCAGAGTAAAAGGAGTTGATGTTCTCAACCTTCCAAAGGCATCTCCGGAAAATCCTTGCCCTAAATCTTCATAAATTTCTCCATACTTATTTGCCCTCATATAAACTTCGAAGAGGGATCTTTCTTGATTTAAATAATCTTGTTCGTTTTTATTCCAAATTGCCATTTATCAATCAATCCATTCTAATTTAGATGGGTGGTATCTCTTTGCGTTTTTGATGTTTAAGTTCTTTTCAATAACTGGATAAATTTGATGAACAACTGCCCCTGGGTAGTCTGTTTGCAGTTGTTCACCAAGTTCTCTTGTGGATGGAATTCCGCTTTTCGTTACTAGTTCTAAACGATATAAACTTCCTTGCCACATTACATCGGCAACATATCCCTCACCAACTTGTTGTTGGTGTTCTGGTTGTGAATTGATATAAAGATTTCCCGTGAAATCGCCAGCAATATTAACTGATTCTGAGATAAATTGCTTATAGGATTTCATATCATTCCTCTTCTTGTTCCTCTTGACCAAACATATTCATTGCTACTGTAGGTCGAACTTCATCGATCTTTTCAGATGCCTTTGCAAACAAAAGATCTTTGATTTTGTCACTGATATTCGACGCAGACTCGTCAGAAGCAATCATATCCAGTAAATCATCCATTTTTATAAACCAAATTAGGAGTCGTTTCTATTTATATTTCACCACCCTTAGGCATCTCAACTGCTTTTGCATTTACTTGAGTTGTTTTCGCTTGAGCGTTAAGATCCGGTTCCATTACTGGTTGACCAAGATCCATTTGTGCTGTTTGGTCTAAAGGCATACCAGTCATAGGATCTACTGGTACATTCGGATCTGGAATAATACCATCTTTAATTTCTTTTTTAATCAGTGCATCTTGCTCCAGAATTTCAATATCAGTTTGACGAAGAATTTTACGTCTTACATAATCTTGAGAAAAATATTTACCAATGTAAGGTTCTGCAACTTGAACCATATTCAATCTTTCGTTAAGTAGTTCCGCATCCTTAAGTTCTGCAAAATGATTATCATATAGGAAATCATATTGAATATGCTCATCCATTTGCTGCCAGTCTTCTGGAGTGATAATATTCTTAAGAATTAGTTGAGTTCTCAGCATATCACTAAACATATATGAGAATCTTTTTCTCAGTCTAGAAACAAACTTACTAAACTTAACTTCGTCTCTGAGGATTTCTGATGAACGACCTAGATTAAATCCACCTTCTCCATCCATTCTTGATGGTGGAACATTTAGAGAACGATATAACTTCTTCTTAAAATATTCAATATCTGTAATTTCTCCAAGATTTTGACCACCGGGAAGTGTGGAAATCTCAGTGCCTCTACCCCCTTCGCGGCGAGGAAGCCAGAAATCCTCAAGCATTGCCATAAATTTTTTATCATCACGTACTTCACCAGTATTAGCATCATACACAAGTTTATTGCGATAACGCATCATAACATCACGGAGATATTGTTCCGCCTTTACTTTTGGTAGATTACCTACGTCAATGTAAAAAATACGACGTTCTGGCGCACGAGATAATCTGTAAATAACTAGTGAATCCTCAATCATACGAAGTTGATTGAGTGATTTAATTGCTTTGTGTAGATATGAGAGAGTTGATCCTTTATTCCTATCAACAAGACCTGAAGTGCAATAAGTAACAGAATCTTTAGTCATTCTAATTCCAGAGTTTGATCCACCCATAGTTCCAGGAGATGGAGTTCCTGTTGGGTAGGTCATTTTTGGTTCATAGATGAAATATTCTTCAATTTCTGGAAACTCATAATCCATTGGATTATCAATGTTTCGATTTGAAACTCTATATCTATCACCCTCCTTCTTCTTCCCTTGTCTCACATAACGCATTTTCATTGCGTCAATATATCTTAACTCCTGAATACCTTCCTCTGGTTTTTTTAGATCAATTACTTTATGATAATAAAGTCTACCATCAACATACCAGTTTCTATAGATTTCGTGAGATTTTTTATCAAAATCTAAAAGTTCTAAAATATGTTTAAATTCTTCTCTTATCTTTTTCTTAATACCATCACTTGCATTTAAGTTTTCTAAATTAATTTGAACAGGACTATCGTTTGTATCGCTAACAATTGCTTCATTTACAATATCTTCAATAGCACTATCACACTCTGGGTGTAGTGCCATTTCTCTATATCTCTTAATTAAATCAAATTCTGTTCTATAAACACCCTCAATATCAACATATGATCCAAAAAAACCACTACTTAAATAATGATCAACCCCGTCCTCCTTATTAGGAGGAACGGGGGAAACTGCACTAGGTGATAATGGTTCGTTATCTTCAATCGAAAAACCAAATAGTTTCGCCATAATTTATTTTTTTATCTATAACTTTATACTATTTATTACTCACCTATTTCGCCTTTTGCTGCTGGTGTCCAGTATTGAACTTGGAAATCTACAGTAAATTCTTCAATTGTATCAGTGGATTCATAAGATAGATCAATGGCAGAAATAGCTGTTGGGAAGATGCTATGAAACTTATAAATTGTTTCTGTTGGTTTAGTGGGACTAGTTAAAGATAATCCTTGACCTTCTCCACCACCTTCTCCAGTATTTCTAATATTAGCAGCAGATCTTGTAAGTTGCTTCACATAAGCATCTACCATATAAGATCCGGGTTCTGTTGCACCACTAGCATCTCCATACTGACCGATGAAATTCATCCAATCTTCCATAATTCTTCTAATTGAAAAGTTTTCATCGTTGATGATTGTTATAACCCAATTATCAAAGGTTCTATCGCCAGCAACTTTGAAACTTCTACCTCTAAATGGAACATCAATCATTCCAATAGTTGAAGCTGGAAGTTGTGCTGCTTTACATAAGATTGAAAAATCATCACCGAGAGTACCCCCTCCAGGAATAGCTCCAGGAATTCTTACTTCGAATAAATTGGGGCGGGCGCCGCCGCCAATGAGAGTGGATTTAAACTTTTGGATAGTAGATTCTGCCATTTTTCAGTTCCTCCTTTTTTATTTTTGAGTAAATCAAACAGTACCAACAACTTCTTCAAAACTTACGCCAGTTCTAACAGCAACAAATGTAAGTGTGATGTAGTTAATAGACTTGGCAGGTTTCAGATAAATATCTGCTCTGAATTCATTGTTATCAATAACATCTGGAGTGTTATTTGAAGAATCACAAACTACCAAGAATCCATAAAGTCCACGTTTTGCCTGGACATCACGAAGATATGGTTCAACGATATTTCTGAAGTTTGCTCTTGTGATCTCATCGTTCAACTCAAATAGTTGAGCTTGTGCAGATCTCTGAAGAGCTTGCTCAATGGTGAGGAACAGACGACGAACATTAATTCTATCAAACGCTGATGCATATCCTAATGCAGTCTTGTCTCCATATAAAAGAATTCCAATACCTGGTTGATTGATTATGGCATTAATTCTTTGAGGATAAAGTTGATCTCTTTGAGCCTTATTTGGATTATACGCAAGTTTAATAGCATTATTTAAAATTCCTCTTTGTTGTCCTGCAGGAGAGAACCAAGGATATGCAAGAATGCTAGTTCTTACCATTAGACCAGCAACGTCTCCGTTGCAAGGAATGTAACGGAATTTATTATTAAAACGGTCATAAGTGTACTTATATCCACTGTCAAATACAGCATATGATGAAGATGATAATGGTGAGAAGAACTCTATCACGTTATCTGTTTGGGTATCCGTATTTGTAACATCTACAACATCTGTACGATGTGGAGAGATTACTGCAACACAATCCTTTCTTCCATTTGCTATAGAAATTAAATGATTCGCCTTTGCTTGCGATTCAAATTTGTTGCCCATTCCAGGACCCATAATCAAATAATCTACTTCAATTTCATCTTTATTTGAGAACAAGTTGTATGCAGTAAACAAGTCTCCCAAAGTTGCAGTCATTCCACCACTGTTGGAATAATCTTTACCTCCACTCAAGTTATAAGTTACATTACCTAGGGCACTGTAAGTTCTATCTTGAGCGTCTTTATTCCAAAGACCCTCTGAGTTGGTATATTCTGTAAATGCAGTTGAGAATCCTGTTGCGACAATTGGTTCATTTACATTTAATTCATCAGAAGGATTGTCACCAACATAAACATATGATGAATATTGAGCGAGATAATTTTTCCACCATATTTTCTGTGGAGAATTAACCGCTGAAACTGCATCAAATGCCTTTGAAATACCTAAATGCTTTTCGAGAAGATTTCCTTGAATTCCAGTTACTGTACCTGTATCATCTACAATTACTACGTGAATCTCATCACTCTTTCCATTTCTATTGGCTGCATATTGAGAGGTTCCTGGTTTTGGTGCAATAGAATTCCAATAGATTGCAGCATTGGAAAGAATTAATGTTTGCTCATCATACCAGTCTCTAATTGGATTAGATCCTGTGTTAATTGATGAACTATCGACAATATCTCCAGCAGAATCAATTAAATTTACTGTTAAACTTCCACCAGTAGATGCTTTAAATGACTGTAACTGAGATTTTGGAGCATAGCTTACTGGTGTTTCTACACCAGAAGTGGAAACAATCGAAGTTACTTTAACTTCAAGAGTGCTAGCACCAATTCCTGTAACAATTGATTTTAAATATCCACTAAATGAAGAAGTTGTCCCAACGCCAGCTGATGGTACATTAGTAAGGGTTGTTGTCACACCCATACCAACTGATGCTTGAGCAGTAAGTGCTGCTCCTACTGGAAGAATTTGATCAGCTTTATCGTCAATTACGCAAACCTTAAGATTATTTGCCCAGGTTCCTGGATTTTTTGCTGCGAAAATATAATTTGCAATATCGTCAGCAAAATTTGCTTCATAATCATCAAAGTTCTTAATTTTAAGTGATGGTTCTCCTGCGGTAGAAACACCTGCAGAATTGCGAATAGCATTTGCATTTACTAAATTTGTACCATCAACTCTTACTACTTTAAGAACTCCACCATAAGATAAGAATGCAGATGCACTCATCCAATATTCATACTGGGCATCTGTAGAAATTGGTTTTCCAAATACATTGAGTAATTCATTTTCCGTGGTAATATCAATTGGATCTTCAACTGGACCAAGTGCAAAAGGACCCGCAATTGCTCCAATATTATCTAATACATTATCAGCTCTTCCTACAGTTAAATCAACCTCCCTGACTAGTACACCAGGAGATAATTGAGGAGTCGCCATGTTTTTCTCCGTAAATCTCAGTTTAACTAAAAATTATTTATTAAAACCTCACTTTACATAGGGGAAAGATGACGTGAATTTTTTACCAGTCAGGATACTCCCACCCAATAAAATACTTTTTGTTATTCTTAGATAGTTTTATTCTCTTTATAGTACACTCTTTGCATTCATATGAATATGATGAAGATACAGGACCTCTATCTTTTCTTGTTCTGTAAAATTCTCCAACTAAATTTTTAATTTCTCCACATACTCTACATTTTCTATCATTGAGTAATAAGTGACCTAATTTTATTTGTTTATCTAATTCCATTATGACAAATACTCCCACATATATGCACGATCTCCATATTCGTCAACATGCCATCTGTCACCGTCCCTATCAACAAAACTATTTTCGTCTAAACCATCCATAATAAATCCAAATGGAGACATGTCTTGCTCTATTTGATTTTTTTGTTCTTCATAAAGACGTTTTCTAACATCTTGATCAGTAAGTTCTTTAAAATAGTCTTGAGCAACCAACCAAGCATATATCACTAAGCACATTGCTAAATCGTCATTGCATCCTTCCTCTGCTTCAAAGGAATTATGTTTTTGAATAAAAGTGGTCAGTTCGCTGATTATTTCATAATCATTTAAAAAAAGTTTATTTTCTTCAATCATTGTCTTAAGGTTAAGACATCCAACTTTTTTAACAGTTTTGGACATTTTAACGCCAAGTTGAGTTTTCTTTCCACTGAAACCTTGTCCAACAATTTGACCAGCTCTTCCTCTCATTGAACACATTAGAAGATTATTATATTCCAAGTCATATTGAAGAATACTTGCAACTTGATCCCCAACATCATTTACTTCGCATAAAATATATGCACTATTATAAGCTACTGCTGCTTCGTGAATTATGCTTGGAAAAAGCATTGGTTTGATTTCATTATTTCTATATTTTGCAACAACTTTATGGGGAAATTGAGTAATATCAATAATAGTAAAGGCTGAATAATCGTTTCCAACACCCCTAGCAACGTCTACAGTAACCAAATAGTCGTGTTGATCTACTGGATCCTCATATACATCTAACCCCGCGCTGCGTGTCTTTGGTTGATCGTATACGAGCGTTCTAAGCTTACTTGGTGCAATAAGAGTATCAACAGATCCTAAAAATTCGCATTCAAATTCAACTTTGAATTGTTGTTCTGAAGTATTTGCTATTGTTTGCTTTTTCCATTCCTCATCTCGTCCCGGAACTTCTGACCAATGGACATCGGTAAAAATATATTCATTTTTACCTTTTTCTGCATCGTGCCACATTCGGTAGAAATGATTCATACCATGTGGCGTGGAAACAATTATAACCTTTGTCTGTTTACCTGAAGTAATTGTTGGATAAACGGATGCAAAGAAGGAATCTGCAATATGGTTTGGAACGAACGCAAATTCGTCCAAAAATAAAATATTGAATGACATACCACGAACTGCAGAAGCAGAAGTAGAAGCCGCCAAGATTTTACTTCCGTTTTCCAATTCCAAAGAACCTTTGTTCCAAGAAATAATCCCTTGTTGCATCCATTTTGGCAGATTTTCATATGCAGTTTGTAACCTATCTAAAAGCTCTCTTGCAGTTGCTGCTTTGTTTGCCAAAATACCAATATTTACATTATCATTAAAAACTGCATAATGTAATAAAAATGAAACCACAGTAGTAGACTTTCCAGTCTGTCTTGGCATCTTGCATATATTAAATCTGTTTTCGTGAAATCTCCTTACAAGTTTTTCTTGAAATGGGTACATTGCAAATTGTTGTAATCCATGATCCAGGGTTACAATTTTTACATAATTCTTTGCAAAATATACCGGATCATCTTTACATCTTACAAATTCTAAAATTTGTTCTTGAGTAAACTCGTGAGCAGTATTTGCTTTTTTTAATAAAGGATTACCTAAGTAAACATCATTATTTGCCATAACAAAACCTATAAATTAATTACAATTCCAACGACGAAGTGCTTTATTGATTCTTGAATCTGGATCTCTTGCAGTCTCGGCTGATGTCAATCTTTTTTTCATTCCAGACATACGACTGCAAAAATTTTTCCTTCTTTGTGCTCTTTTTCCCGTTGGATTTTTTTCAGTTACTGCAGTTTTAAGTTTTGAACCTGGATTTTCTCTACGATAAGCATCAACTGCTTTTTGACTTAATCCATCAGTTTTATCTTGACGATTTACTTTCTGCCAGTCTTCATCAAATTCAGTCTCTTCACCATACATTCCCATTGGTTTTACATAATTTTTGTTAGGACCTAATTTTGCTGCACTACCGCCTCGAGGTCCAAATACTTGAATCAAAGGTTGACCTGGTTGTATTTCTGAAACAGAATGGTGAACTACATTGCATCCAGGATAAACTTTTTCTAATTCTGCACTAATTTCTTTTCTAGATGGAAGTTTCACTTGTGGGAAAAACATCTTAAGTGAGTAATATTTTCCTCTCCAGGAAAGAGTAACTCCAATCACATTTCCTGTTTGTGCTTGCAATCTAGTTGCTTCATCGACTTGAGATTTAAATCCTTTAATTGGTTCCGGTTTAATTAAATCCACTACTTCTGCAAACGTATTTCCGTCAGCATCTTCAATAGTTACATCTTCTGGAACACAATTTGGAACTTTTTTGTTTCCCTTTTTCTTCATACCAATCTGTTTATAACCAGACCAACATGCTTCTTCCATCTCTCCACTAGAAACATAATCTGCTGCTGTATCAAGATAATCTGCAGCCTTGGTAATTTTTGATTGTACCCAAGCTTCAATACTTCCCTCACCTTTTTCTACTTTTGCTTTAAGTCTTTCTGCAGCATTCATCAGAGTTTCTAATTCAGAACGAACCATAGAATATTCATGATCTTTTACTGATACTTTATCCCAAGCCTTTCCTCCATAAGAACATTCTGATCTGGTTTCTCTTTTATCACATAAAGGACAATATCTTTCTTCTTCTTTCATAGTTTCTTCAGACTTTGTTCCCCAGTTTGCAGCACCAACTTTACGACATTTGACTAGTGCTCCAGATGCATATGCACTTGGCCAAACACTATAGCGAGACTTTACTTTGTTATAGCAAGCGTCCTTTTTACCACTACCTTTGCTTGGTTTATCCTTTACCTCTTGTAAATCCATTTCTTCAGTCCTTACGTTAGTTGGTTTTGCGCCACCAGTTTTTTGTGGTTGATTTGGATCTAAACGATTTTTTCTTCTTCTCGCTGCTTCCTCTTCATCTCTAGAAAGTGCTCTTTTCATTTTTGAACTACCGCATTTGGGGGTAGAAGTTTGTCCTGGTTGTCGAGCACAGGGTTTACCAGCCCACTTTCCTCCAAGTTGAACCCAACCTCTTTTACCATCTGTTGATTTTGACTTATTAAACCAGTCATGAAGACCTTCATCTCCCGATTTAGTATCTTCTTTTACATCTTTAAATTTTTTATGATGCTTCTTAGCATCTGCTTCCATTTTTTTCAATCTAGTATAATAATCTGGTATTTCATCAAGATGTTGAAGAGCAATATCTCTAGCAAGATCATGATCTTTAGTGTGCTCGTGCTCAATTGGTTCTCCCATTTCAAGTTGTTTTTGTATAAAAGAAACATCTAAACGATGCTTCTTTGCAATTTGTTCAACTGTCATATGTGACTTCAATCTGAGCATTGGACTAGAAAGTACCTTTTTATATTTATTGTTCCAAATTTTCCTGTGATTGCTGCTTTAAAAGCTTTGCGAGTTCTGCAGTTGATCCTACAAATAATGCATTATTTACAGTTGTGGGTCCTTTTGGTGTATCTTCTTCAATATCTTTCTTTTTCTTTTGAAGTTCCATTAATTTGTCTGCAATGTCCCCAACATTTTTTATAAGTTGACCTGCAACTTCATATGCTCTAGGCATCTCAGTCTCTTGTGCAAGTTCCAAAATACCATTAATAGCTTCCTGTCCCTTTTCTATTAAAGAGTACAAATTACCTCTTGTATAGTCATAATCCTTTTTAATATCGTCAACATCTATTACTGATGATGAAGGCGATACTTTTTCCACTATAGGACTTACTTCTACAGGGACTATATCTCCATCAACATTAAATGTTTCGTTTAATTTATCAAACTTTTTTGACATTTTCATACTTCAATTAAAAAACAGATCCATTAAATCCAAAATCATCCCCCTCTTCGATAAGTGAATTATCTGTTTGAGTGATTGATTTTATTTCTGCACCAGCCAAATGTGAAGTAATTGTTGTATTGTCTCTTCCCCTATCAACTGTTAGAACATTTCCAGATTTTGCTTTCACATATACTTCTTCGCCTTCAAGATCTAAGTAGGTATCAATAGAAATTGAAGTTGCATCATTTACAGTAATTAATGTATCAGTCGTAGAAATATCATTAGTTAAGTTAGTAATTACAATTCCAGTATAATTCTGAATTGCTCTTGGTTCTACTGAGTAAACAATTTCTCTTGTAGGAGATGATGTAAGATCTCCTGCAATATATCCAATAGAAGCCTTTTTGATAATATCTTTTGTTGCAGAGGAAACGGGTCCAAAAAGATAGGTTTTTGCAGTAAATCTTAAAGTGTAAATTAAAACTCTTCTTGTTGTAAAGTCACCTTCATAATCATCTTGCATTGTAATATTTTCAAGAATTATAGGTATATCTCTTTTTTCGTTAATAACATCCACTAATTCAACAGTCATAGTATAAGCTGGTTGAAAATATGGAAGAATCTGTTCCACAATTTGTAAAGCATCATCATTTAATTTACTCATAATACTGAGCTCAAATTGCATATTGTATGGAACTGGAAGATATGCTTTTTTTACATCTGAACCATCAGTTGCAGATTTAACTGTAAAATATTGGGTTGATGTTGATTTTCTTGAAGCATCGTAAGTTAATCCAGTAAATTCAAATGACATTCTAGGTAATGTAATTTGAACTGGTTTGCTTAAGTTTGCTGATTGATTTAATCTTGCAAGAAATTTTTGGGTTGGTCCGTATGAAAGAGGTACTTTTATGACACTAACAGTCTCGTTATCATTATTCTTATGTTTAATGGACATATTATTAAACAAAGAACCAAAAGATACCACAGTTCTTCTTAAAATTTCGTGATAAAAATATTCAAACATACTACTAACTTATAATACTACTATTTAATCAATTAATAACAAGTATTTATACATCCTAAGGCATTCCAAATGGATTGACTTCTGTGAAATCTATAATTTCATCCGCTTCCTCTTCAATTTCGTCGTTAGCAGAGTATCCATCTTTTAATACATTTGGTAATGAATCTACCGTTTTTAAATAATGCGATGCACTTGAGGATGTTCCAACAATATTTTCTCCTATCATAAACTCGCCCTTAACGTTGGAAAGTTGGAGTACATTTGTAATTGAATTCCAAGACTTAACTCTTCCCGTAACCCCACTTTGAGATCCTGTTACTATTTCATTAAATATAAATTTACCTGTAGAATTGGATGGGGGAGAACCTATAACTATGCTTGGTGGTTCAGAGTATCCAAGACCAGCATTAGTAATATAAATCGAAGTGATCGATCCTGCGGCAGATACAACAGCAGTTGCGGCTGCAGATACTGAAGAAATGCCAGTAAATGTAATTGATGGTGGAACTGCATATCCAGATCCAGAATTTGTAATGGTTATAATACCAACAATACCATCTCCGATTGTTGCAGTAGCAGTTGCTCCCTTTCCACCCCCACCAATAAATCTAACTCCAGGTGCTACAGTGTATCCATATCCTGGATTAGAAACTAAAACTCTTTGTACTGATTTTGCTTCTGGGTTTATATTTGTATTGCAAACTACGATCCCATCAATCATCTCTGCAATTGCAGTAGCAGTTTTTCCTCCAGACGGTGCAGATGAAATACCAACGGTGGGTGTACTTGTATATCCTCCCCCACGATTCGTAACTGTTATATATCTGACCCCACCATTCACTATTGATGTTACTGCGGTTGCTGTAACACCGACTCCAACCATTATTAAATTTATAACATTTCCAATTACGTTTTCTTCAGTATTAATAAGTTCATCAATTTCTCCGATTCCAGTATCGATGACCTCATCCTCATATCTAAACAATTCGCATCTTAATTGATAAGTATAAAGACCTTGAAGTTGATAAAAAGGTTTTTCATGTTCTACATACTTAACTTCAAACAATCTTTTTCCCAACGGAAAATAAATTATATCGCCTTCTTTTGGTCTAGAATATAATTTTATATCAGATTGTTCTTTTATAAGTGGTGAAATATAAGTTTTGAATCTTTCTCTTGATATCGTAAGAGTTATCTCATTTAGTGCTTGAATTCCAAATTTAGATAAAATAGTTGGATTATCACTATACCCGTCATAAGTTTCAACATATGCTTCTATTGGATATGCATTATTGAATTCAGATTCTATAACTTCTCTTATGACTGTTTTCTCAGTAATAAATTGTCTTGGGAGATAATGCACCTCAACACCATACATTCTTAATTGTTCATTAATCAAGTCTTGAATCAGACCTTGTTCCGTATTTGAACCTTGTAAAAAGAATGGATTGAGCATATTTTTAACCAATCATATCTAAAGGTGGAAGTTCATATGTACTGGACATCTTTTCCATTAGTAGATCAATTTCTTTTTGTGCATCATCGTACATTTGTCTACCATTCAATTCTACTCCACCAGGAAGTTTAACTCCAGTAAATTTCATCATATTTTGTCCCCATTGACGTTTGATTAACGAAGTTAAATATGGTTTTATAAATGAATCATTCCAAACTCTTGAATAATCGTTGGGATCAAGAGTAGAATAGCAATCTATTACAAAATATTGATTATTACTAACGGATGACCAATCAATATCAAGATACAATCTATCTTGTCTTTTATTAAATCTTATTTGTTTTTGTGTATTAAGTAAAAAATCCAAATCTTCTAAGTATGTCTTAACCATTGCATAACTGAGAAGTTCGGTTGTTCCCCAATAATAAATATCATTTAAAAATAATTGATATTTAACACTAAACATATTATGAGTAATAGTGTTGGCACCATCAAAAGTAAAAATTTTATTAATTCCTATAATATTTGGGGGAACTTGTAAATAATTACTATTTTCATAAAAAGAAAAAGTAGTAGCAGTTCCAACAATATTTGTTGTTACTGACGTACTTGCAATTCCTATCGTACCTGATGAATTGCTAGCAGTTCCAGCTCTTCCTCTATCAATATCTTCTTGCGTTACTTTATACTTATAAAAAGTTGGATATACTCCATCAAAATGTCTTTCTTGGAAGAATTGTATAGCATCATCTACTAGGTCTTCTATTTGCTCATCTGCAACATTAATTTCTAAAACTGGAGCACCTAGCTTCCTTTTGCAATAATCAATAAGTTCTTGTCTCGTGGATGGTTGAGCCATTAGATTTTAAGATTTGCAATTGCTTCTTGTTGACTAAGATATAATTTAATATAAGACTTTGCAAAATTTCTCAAAGTTTCAATATCATCTATACTATCTATATCTCTAGAAAGTTTTTCGTATTCAAACATTTTAGAGATGTTTTGTAAAGAAACTATATTAGGATCCATTTGCCAAATTCCTCAATAAATTTTTAATTTCATTTAAATCACTTTTGATGTGATTCACATCTGACTCAAGACTTTTGATTCTTTGAGTCTCATTATATACCCTTTTATAATTTTCTTCATATTTCTGATATCCTTCAGCATCATTTGTCACTATTCCATTTGAATATGCATCTCTAAGTAAATAATCTTTGTCTTTTACTTTAATATATTCCATATTTTATCTCACATTTGGTTTTTTGGTTGCAATTGCTCTTAGTTGTTTAACTAGAGGAGGAATTGCCTGATTTTTACCGGACATTACTATTTTAATAGAGAATGCGTTAAAATCTGGCAAATCGTCAACAGAATATTCATAATCTAAGAAAGATCTATCTGAAGAGAATTGAATCTTGGAATCAGAAGATCCATCATTTTGAGATTTATCAACTATCCTCTTGATTCCTTGTCCATCAATTTCATAGTTTTTATATCCTGGGAATAATTCATAATTTTGAGAAGCATCAGGTGAATCATTTCTAAAAATTCTATAGAGAACTCTAATATCATTTGTATCAGTGTGACTTCCGGAAAGTAAAACTTTTATTGAATTTGCAGGAATTTTTAGACTTATTGGTTTTGAAATGTATACGGTTTCGTGCTTGTCATTATATAAGGATCTTACAGAATCATCATTTGCATAATCAGAATCTTCATTCACTCCAATTGGACTATTAACTAAGTTTGAAGTCAATATTGCACTAACTCGGATTAAATCAATGACAGGAGATACTCTAGAATCACTAGTATTCATTAAAAATTCCATAGTAAATGATTTATTTCCGGGAGATTCTGTTATAAACCTTTGCTCATTAATGTCAGAGCATATTAATTTTGGTGAATCAAAATATGTTGTCGTATTAAACGGAATTGAAACAAATCCATAATCTACAAAAGATTTCTCATCTCCACTTATACTAGTACCACTAAATGTTCTAATTCTACAATTCATATTTGTTTTTCCAGGCAATATATATGAAATATTTGGAGTTATTGCCTCAAATTGTATATTATTTGTGATTATTGCTCCTGGTTCTCCACTCTGACCGGTTTCATTAAAATATAAATCATTTGTGCGATTAGATCCTATTCCAACACCATCAAAATCGCTATCGGATGGATCAATCTTAATAAAGTATGAGTTCAAATTAGTTTTATGAGTATTGTAAGCAACCTCAGCAAGATTATGAACTTTATTAATTCTTCTTAAAGAAATTCCATTAAATTCATATTTGTATACTGGGATATTAGAATCATAAGGTTGTGCTTGAGTTCCATCAACTCCTCTTTGAGTTACTGTAAGAACACCACCACTTGCGTTAGTATATTTAATAACTTCATATCCGATAATAGCGTATCCTGGATTAGCTGCGCTAACAGCAACACCTTCAAAAGTCTCAAATCCCGAAGAAGAAATCACTGATATTGTTAAACTTGAACTTAAAATGGATTGAGATAGTCTCGTTTTAACTCCAGACTCTGAAGGTCTCATTTCACTAATTTGTACATAATTTTCAGATGAATGCATACAGTGGTTCATCTGACTTATCTTCATATGTAGTCCATCATAATAAGAATCTTCAGTTATTGATCCAATGGTAGCTCCTGTTGATACAGTAACTCCAGAAGAGTTTATGTAAGACAATGTGTTAATTCCGATAGCAAAATTTCCTTGAACATTATCTAAAATAAATGAATTATTCTGAGATGATATCGAAGAAACTGTCAGTTTACCTCCAAAACCAACATTCAGTCCATATTCTTTTTCTGGAATAATTAAAGAATCTCCCACAGAATATCCGTAACCACCTGAAGTAATAGTTACTGTAGATATTTCAGAATTTACAATACCAATTGTTGCGACTGCTCCAGATCCATATCCAGTTTCTGTTTCCAATGAAACTCCAGTAAAAGTTCC